TGACATTGATATACGAGGATTCTTATTTAACGTTTCACCATTCGCCCTCATATTACGAATGTAATTTTCTGTCATAGGATCTAGTCCTTCAAACGCTTCATACCAAACCGTGCTTACTACCAGTCCGTGATCTTTTTGACATTCTTTTAAACTATATTTATTATCTGCGTGTAGTGTTTTACCTTTTCTAAAACCCTCTAATACATTTGAGCCAAGGTATTCGTAAATATTTTTTATCTCTAAATAATTTAACAATTCACCTTTACGCCAAGACTCCCAATTGTTTAATGCTAACAATAATTTAAGTGGTATAGAATTACGTCCCTTAAAAGAATAATACCAACCACGCAACTCACATACTTCTTTAACAGAATCTAAAAAATAATTTGCAGAAGATAATACTAACCAATTGCCTTCTGACATATCTACTTGTGTAATATCAGAATATCTTTTTAATGTTCCTTGTTCTGTTCTAGGTTTATAGTCTTTATCAAATCTATTTTGTACTTGGCCTATTATCTTTTGTGATAGTTCGTGTATTGGTCCTCCAGGTATACGATAAGATTGATCTAATACTTTGATATCATTAACTTCTTCTTTTAAAGCTATGAAATGATCTACATCTGCACCAGCCCATTTAAATATTGCTTGGTCATCATCGCCTGCAATATAAGTCTTGCTTGCTTTGGCCCAAATCTTTCTTACCATTTCCCACTGCAACAAAGATAGATCCTGTGCTTCATCTATAAATAATACTTCAAAACTATTATGTTTTTCTTTTGCAATAAAATCTTCTAGCAAATCATTAAAATCTTTAAGTCCTTTTTCTTTTTTGAATCTCTTTAATTCTTCCGCTAAAAGATATAAAGTATTGCGTTCAATATCTAAAATGTTTTGCCTAGAGTCGTAGTATTCTAACAGATCCATTCTTTTTACAGCTGCCGTATTTATTATTGTAAGGTATTCATTATCAGAATTAAATGTACCATCGCTTTCAGAAAACTTTGCCGTCTTAATTGGTATGCCACATTTTTCTCCAAATTCTTTGTAGTCTTCAAAACCCATCATCTTTTCTCGAGTCATACCTAACTGATTAAATGCATAAGAATGTAGTGTTCTAAAAAATGTTAAATCATTTTCTGCATCCAAGCCAAACTTTTCCGCGGCCCTTGTTGCTGCCTCTGTTGCAGCTTTTTTAGTAAACGAAAAATAACCTATTTGTCTAGGCCTTATTCCGTCTTGAATAAATTGGTCTACTAGATTTAACAACGTTGTTGTTTTGCCAGTTCCTGGTGGACCTAAAATTATCGTTTTCATATGCTTGTTTAATGCACTCCTTTGCTTTTTTAGTTTGTTTGTCATCCCACAACCATTTGGCGTGGCGTATTAAAATTATATTTTTTTCAGTACGCATTAAAAGTTCTCCTCTTGGTATGGTATCTTAGAAACAGAAGCTTCTGTCTGTTTCATAGTTTTTATTTTAATTAATCTTGGTTGTTGTTTTTTAATTCTAATTCTTTCTTCATCTACAAATACATCTAATTGTTTTATTAAATTACCTGTTTGATTTTTATCTTTTTCCCAGTGGTTTCGTTTGCAAAAGTTATAAAAGTCTTCCATTCTAAAATATGTAAATTCTCTTTTTTCATCTGTGTATGGTAGTTTGTTTAGTATATCGTCCCAAGTTCTTGCTGATTGTCTATTAGTTGTCCAGTCTTGTAAGAGCCCTGTAAGTTCATTGACTGGATCTAAAGACTCGAGTGGCTCAACCTCCTGGAGTCCAGTCATCATAGGTTTTAAGAAATGTTGTTTCCAATCTTGTGGTTTAGGTACAGGTACAACTAAGTTTGCTTGATCCAAACACGCTAATGCAAATAGCTGCGGACTATAAAGTTGCTCTGATTTTAATTGTATTCTTTTTTTATCTACACTTAAAAACCATTCTGGTGGTTTAGATGCATACTTTGTTAAACTTAATCCTGATTGACATACTGCATTAATTGGTGCATCTTTACAGCGGTATTTATCATACCCTTTTCTGTTTACCGATTTAATTAATTGTTGCACCTCACTATTACTTAGTGGTGGGTCCATATATTTTAAATTTGCTTCTACAATCTTATCTTCCCACGCATCTGGTGCAGATTGTTTGTAATATACTGCAATATTAAACAATGCATTATTCCTGGAGCCTTGTCCAAAACCTGTTGCTGCAAGTTTATTAAGACAAGGTGGTCCCATAGGAAATGCTTCTTCTAT